CTGTGAATTACGCTTGAGACGCGGACGAAATCTCATTGATGTCGGACTATCAAATGCACGACGTCAAACTCTTCGACATCGCAAAGTATGCCCTGCCTGTTGCTGCGGGTGCATTGCTGACCGGTGCCGGTGTCTACATGTACGGGAGGTACTTGTTGTCCAAGATTTTGCATCGCGAGCCAGCTCATGTGGCTCTGCGATATGCATTCAAAGACATGCAGGTCCAAGCTGATGTGGAAGGTCAACAGGAGCAAAACCCTGACCAGACCCACACGCATCCCGTCCATGCTAAGTACCGTTCCCTCGCGAGCGCATTTGCGGTTCGCCTTGCCACTACCTCTGGACTGTTACCCCAGTTCTATCAGTGTTCCAAACGCGATCTGGAGCACGGGTATGATGGCACACGTGAGTATTACGATTTTAAGGATGTGGTTGTTCGTCCCCTGCTACCCAGCAGTAATGCTGGTATGCATGTCATGGTTGACGTCGACTACTACCCCGAGTCCCCATTCGTATACTCTGACGGAAAGCCCATCCTCATGTACACCATTCTGCCTTCACAAGTGGGCCGGAGCGATAACGAGGTCACTGCCTCGTTCGACAAGAACGGTGTGTACAACATGAATGTCTCAGGAGGAGCTCGATATAAGCACCACCTGTGGAATCACACGTCCGACGATGTTTTTGTCGTTGACCACCGTTCCTTTTGTGGTCTGCTGGGTCCATTCACTGTGTACCAGCAGGATGTCAAACACGTGTTTGATGACCGGGCTGTCGTCTTATACACGCCGTTGGCGCATTATACCGGGGTCACTGCCCTGGTTGCACGTTGTGCCAAGGCCTTGGGCCTGCTTCGAGGGGCTACATTGGAGCGCATCAAACCAAACGTCTGTGAAGGCTTTGTTTGTTTGCGGACAATGACCTCAGCAGGAACCACGGTGTCCATTGGGCGCGTAGATAGCCCCTACGCCCTCACCCTCCCCGAGTCGGATTTTGAAGCTGCCCGCTGCCATTATCTGTCTTGTGCAAGCTCTTACGGCCAGGCCCACGCTACGGTCGCTTGTGAGCTGGAGAAGCGCATTGTGCAATTGCGCGGAAAGGCCGGGCTGCTCGCTGAGTTCTTTAAAGCGAATCCAGGGCCCTTGCCAATTCTGTCCACTGGAACTGCCATGGTTGGCGGGAGGAAGTTTACACACAACTTGGATGGCGTGTCCGAAGCGCCCCTTGTTGTTCCCTTCATGCAGCCATTTGTAGCGGGAGGAGCTTATGTCCCGCTTGGCGGTTTACCAGCCCAAATCCAAGCAGCAGAAGGTCGCGTCAAGAAGTTCACTGGCAACAGAGTGAATGAGATGCCCGTCAAGTACCTGCACTTGTCTGTCGAGTTTTGTAATCATGCGTTTCCAGAGGCGCACACTCTCGAGCCCTGCTCCATTGCCGAAGTCCAGACACGCCAGCCTGCTCCTAGTCAGGTGAATCGCAATATGGCGGCTGTTTCCGGAAAACCCGACCCCGTTAAGCTCCAAGTCTTCGTCAAGCGTGAGACTTACGGGAAGCCTACTGATCCCCGTATCATTAGTCCTGCACCACCTCTCATTATGCTCGAGTGGAGCCAGTACATGTACCCGCTCGCAGATCATTTTGCACAGTTCACTGACTGTGGCCTTCCTGGCATTAGTGGTGGCAGAAGTTGTCCCTGGTATGCATTTGGCATGAAACCTGCGCAAATTAATGAGGCGGTTGCTGCCGTCGCTCAGAGCGCTAAAGTAGGCATCCTTGATACGGACGCGAACCGCTTCGACGGCAACGTCAAGCAGGCCTTGCGTGAATTCGATCAGATGCTGCTCGCCCGTGCATACGCTAAACGCCACCACGGCGCGTTGTTCAAAGCGCGCCGTAAGACTTTCGGATACATTGCCCAAACCAACGGAGGATTTGAATACTGGACCGACGACACACAGTTGTCAGGTTTCCCAGACACTGCGGCCTTGAACTCCGCGCGCAGTGCGTTCTTTTCTTACGCTGCGTTGCGCCTGCAAGGCTTGTCGCCTGCTGACGCTTGGGTTGCAATTGGTCTTTATGGTGGGGACGATGGTTTCACGGCTGACCTAGATGCCGAAATTTTCCAACAAGTGGCCAAGGACTTCGGGATGAGCATGGAATGTGTTTTCGTCCCTCGAGGTGCTCTTGGTGTGAATTTCCTGGGCAGGTACTATAGCCTGGATGTGTTCACGGGTGATACTAATACCATGATCGACTTTGGTCGCATGATTGTCAAGTTGAACCTCACTTCTGACCCGCTCGCCGCCCTTCCCGGGGTGTCGCCTCACTTTGCTTGGAAAAAGTTGTGTGAGAAGCTGACCAGTCTTGCCTGCACTGACATGAATACCCCTGTCGTGCGAGAGCTACTGGATGCAGCGGAGCGAACTGGTCGTTGGAAGCGCCCAATAGCTGAGGGAGCTAACTTCGTCGTCAACGTCCATGCATCATGGATGGACTTCGTTGTGGACCAAGCTTGCCTCAAGCTCAGCCTTGACCGTGAGGGATTGGTCGCGTGGCTTGGACTCATCAATAACATAACCCAGTTGCTTAATTGCCCCGGGTTTGGTGAAGCCGAGATCGTGTTGCCTAAGACCCCTGTCATCATGGATGGACAAGTCGTGTTGCCTGCTGGCGTGGAGCTTGGGCCCGACGACATCTTCAAACTTGGACGTAGTACACACGTCCAGGTCCATGAAAGTAAAGCCAGTGCAAAGGCTGATGCTAAGGCTGCCCGTCCCAAGTCTGACGATAAAGGGAAAGAAGAGATTGACGCATGTGACCATCCGGTTGTTCTGAATAAGAAGACCAAGATTGCGTACATCTGCCCTTGTCAGTGGGCGGCACCAGGCCGTAAGAAAGATGAGACTGATGAAGAATACGCGCAGCGTCGCAGTGCATGGGATCTGAACCGTGCTCGTGCCGCTAAGACCGCGGGCTTCACTCTCTGAGCCTGGTGACTGGCGAATGGCAATGGACAGCCTCAACATCCCCCAGAGTAACTGGGATATCAAAACAATGGCTGAAGAAACCACCAGGGTGAGCCGGGGGGTCGTGCCCCCAACGACAACAAATCGTTACGACTCAGTGGGACCAGCCAATGGCAGTGGACAGCCTCAAAATCTCCCGGATATACCGGGTAAACAAATAACGGGTGCCAAGCATGCTGTAGACATCCGTAGTTGCTACCGGTCGCACCGGAGTCCTGAAACTGACTTTCAATCTGAAACGATGAATAACAACAACAACAGCAATGCACGCAGTGGCTCTGGCCGTAAGCGTCGCCGCAACGCTGGTGGTTCTGATCCTGCATCTGGTGCGCAACCTGCGCAAAAGAAGAGAAAACAAACTCGCCAGAACAGGAAACGAGCTGCCCGTCGGGGACGTGGAGGAGCTGCCGCTGGCGCTGGTGAGCAGGCATTTGTTGCCGCCGCCTACGCCACCGCTCAGCGCACGGGACAAGCGCAAATCTTTCGGAATGGTGTGGACTCATGTCGCATCATCCACCGAGAGTTGGTCGCGTCGATCACTGGATCGACTGCGTTCACCGTGGCTCAAGCGCTCGCCCTGAATCCTGGGCTTGCAGCGAGCTTCCCATGGCTGTCAAATGAAGCCGCGGGATGGGAGAAGTACAAGTTCAATGCTTTGAGGTTTGAATTTTTCACCCGCACTGGAACCAATGTGCCAGGCTCAATGATGCTGGCACCAGACTACGACGCGTCTGACCCTGCACCTGTAACTGAGGTTGCGGCGTCCGCGTACGAAGACTGTGAGGAGGATGCACCGTGGAAGGACATCTGTTGCCACCTCAAGGCCAGTGAGCTCATGGGAGACATGAAGGAGAGGTATGTGCGCCTTGGAGCGCTTGCTGCAAATCAAGACATCAAAATGTACGATTGTGGCTCCCTCTTTGCTTGCACCGTTGATGGAACCAACGTTAGCTGGGGCAAGCTGTGGGTTGAGTATGACGTGACTCTCATCACTCCCCACGTGCCACCAGGTGGCTTTCAAGCATCTGGTGCCCTGTTGGCTGCAGGGGGCTCATTGGCGGCTCTTACGCCGTTTGGAGCTGTCCCAGTCGCTTCCGGATCTGTTATCCTGTCGGGGGCCGCGACCAATGTTCTGACGATCTCCAATGTGCAAATTGGGCAGATCATCCAAGTCGTGACCTCTTCCACAGGGTCGGCCATCTCCGCTTACTCGCAAGTGATTGGAGCTGGACTGACCGCCAAGACGCTACAGTTTACCGGTGCTCCAGCAGCAGCGACTACAGCCAGCCATGTCGAAACATACACAGTGACAGCGTTGAACCCAACCATCACGTTGACAGTTACTGCAACTAACATCACTGCAACGTGGGTCACAGTGTCAGTCATGGCACCCAACCCGGGCTTTTGAGCCCGCTTGGGCGCAGCGAAATTCAGAGTCCGCTGCCTAAACAAATCAGACCAACGCCAGTATAAACAATAAAGAACATGAAAGTCCCCGTAAGGGGCATGCCAAAA